ATTAGATGAAAATCTTCATCGTGTGACCAATGATAACGACTTATCCATGAAAGAGCGTCCTCTAAGATTTCACTTTTTGAGTTTCCACTCTTGTATTTCGAAGTATCGATGTTTCCATAAAAGACGCTACTTACTCCTTTCTTAGATTGAGAAAGATTTAGTTTCACACAGTCTACTAGGAACATGTTCGATATTCCTGGAAAATCGATAGATGGAATTAAGATAGTCACAAAATCTTTAGTTTGCTCAATAAATTTATCGGACAACGAAAGATCTGTATCAAGTATAATTATTTCATTTTTTAAATATCCAGCCTCAATTGCACATTCAATAATTCTATCAAAATCTCGAGCATCCTTCCATTTTTTAGAAAGAGTCGAAAGGTTTCTAAATCTAGCCTTTAGATAAAGTTTTGAATACTTCTTTTCTGCTATTTCTTCAATGACTTTGCCTATGTTATGGATAGGCTGATCAAATAATTGAGTTCGATATTGAAAAAAAAGCTTTCCTAATTCGGTTTCTGGAAAGCTAGTGAGATCAGCTGACTTGATTACTTCCTCTGGATAGTATGAATAGAAATCAAATTTCTCTTCTCCAAATGATTCTCGTAAGGAGTCAACTAATCCTATCTGATATAGAGAATGTCCTGGAGAATCAATATCATGTAGGTCAAGTAGACCAAAATATGCGTATAGACTTTTCATAGATTATTTTACTGGATTTTCAGGCTGAGTTCTGGCCCAAGTTAAATATTTTCCTAATACACCATCAGTAGGCTCAACTGATAGATCTCCCTTATAGAAGATATCCCATGAGTCCTGGGCATACTTACCTATTCCATATAATTCATTAGGCTCTTTCCAATCCAGTGTCAACCAGTCACTCGAGAAGCGCTGAATTGTAGTGGTGCGACGAGTCCTAAATCCTAATGGAGCAAGAAGTTCTGACATCTCTTCTTGATTAGATAAGATCGCTTTGTCTGGAGTCGGATACTGTTTAAAAAATTCTTCTCGAACTCGATCGACCTGCTTTCTTGAAGTACAATTCAACATGATACAACAAACGAGCACCCTCCAGGGATGCTCGTTGTATATTTCTTGTAGAAGTAGATATGGACTTTGAGTCTTAATCATTCTTAAGAGCAACAATGTGAGTGATAAAATTCTTACCGTACTCTACTGCTTCGATCTTACGAACAACATCAAAGTTTTGCTCAAGGATAGAGACTATTTCTTGGAATTTTTCAACTCGATTAGTCTTAAGAGGTTTATACATAAAGTGGTACTCTATGATAAATACTCGAACTTTAGACCAATCAGTAACCGCTTTAATCAATTCGTATTCAGCTCCTTCAACATCCATCTTAATAGCTGTTGCTCCATGTTCACTAATTGCATCATTGATATTAATTGCAGGAACGTGTAGGATCTCACGACCTCTAATTGGAAGAATCGAGTGTTTTCCAGAGTCGTTTGAAATAAAGAAATCAATTGAATCTTCTGCACCAGGAACGATTGCTTTTTGTATAATTGAGCAGTTTGATTCTACTCCATTTACTTTGATATTTTCTAATGCAAAAGAAGCATTGTGAGGTAACGCCTCATATGAAATAACTTCTTTGATTTTAGGAAACTGTCGAGCCATTCGGATTGCAAAAAGACCGATATGTCCGCCGATATCTAACCAAGTATCCTCTTGATTAAATACTCCATTTACATCCATTTCTGGTCCATACGCAGCAGAGGTCAACGGTTTGATGTATTCTCCACTATTTGGACTTTTTGAAACGTTTGTACCAACATTGTACTTGATCTCATTTAATCCTTTACGAATATAAAATTGAAAATCTCCATACTTAGTCTTCCAATCGATCAATTCAAGTTGATCAAACTTTTTAGCTGTGTTAAAATCTATACGAGTATCCATTTAAAATTGTTTATTGATTATTTTACTTCGGATACCTCTTTAGTTTTGCTAGATTTTACTCTTTCAACTACAAGCACACCATTTACTAGCGTTGTAGCTACTTTAACATTATTCTTTTTTGAAAAATAGTTGATTGACGCTCTAAAATTGACTAGATCTGTTTTATTTGAGAGACCGACTATTTCAAAAAAGTTTCCGACTTTCATCTTAGATAATCGACTGTCTAAGATAGATGCCCTTTCAGTAACAGGTTTGGCTTTTTGGATTGGGCCAATTACAATTGTGTTTTTCATAATAAAAATTTTTAGTTATTATACTGAGAAAAAACGACAAATAAAAAAAGGACGTAAAAATAATTTACGCCCTTTACTATTTTAGAGAATAGTTATTACTTTTTTTTATGAGGTGGCTTCTTTTTCTTAATTGCACCTACTTTTTCTATTTGTGATTCTGGAACTCTTTCATTTTTACCATGGATCATTACTAGATACTCTTTTCCATTAAATGCTGTAATCTTTCCAAGTCGATCTTTTACTTTAACCTGATCGCCAATTTTAAATTTTAACTTAGATTCTATATATGGATCAAGCGACTCTTTTAGGGAGTCGCTTGTATATTCTGAATATGATAATATGTTTTTCAAGAAGGGCTATTCGTTTTCTCTATGGTTGAGTATGCATCGCAACTAGCTTTTTTGGATGCGCAAGAACATGAAATTAAAATAACTAGAATGATTACAAGTATTTTCATTTTATTTCTTTTTTAAATAGATCGATTCCAACATAATCATTTTTAAGAGAAGTAATCTTTGCTTCGATTGATTCCCGAATTCCACTAAGTTTCTTAATTGCTTCTGAATCAAGATCTGGACTTGAAATAGCTTTTTGAAGTTTTTCCATTGTTTCTTCTAACTTCTCGATATCGATTGATATTGCATTTTTCGCAGATTCGATCTTCTTATAAGAATCAACTTTTTCTTCGATTTTTGTTTTAAAGATCGGGCTAATGTCATAATTAAATTTAGTCATGCAGAATTCATACATTTCGTATTCATCTACTTTTTTCCACTCACGTTCTGCTGAATTTAATTTTTCACAAATGTAGAAGTCATTGTTTAGTTTAAGAACAAATGCTTCACTTAGAGTATGGTCATTAGTTAATTCTTTAATAAAATCAAAATTAAATAGGTTGTTTGAGTTTTCAAAAAGAGTGATTACTTTACTCTTGATTTCATTGCTTTCTAATGAAAGAGCCTCCATTAAATTAATTTCATCTAGGTTAGAAACTTTAGATTCATTCAAATAAAGATCTAATTCTTTTTCTTCATTTGTTTTAAAACTAATATTAAAATTTCTAATTGCTGATGAATCTACGCTAGTTCCATCAACATTTTTAGTAAATCCTAGTGTTGCGAAAGATTCAGCAACTTTATAGAACTTAGGAAATTTTTCTTTAACGTAAGTTGCATCAATTTCTGCAATTTTAAAGGTTCCGTCGATGTATACATTAGTCTCTTTACCAGTTAATCCTCTGGATTCACGGATTGAAACGAATCGGTTATCCATATAAAGAATCATTCCGTCTTTTGCTTTAGTCGCAGGTGTGATCAGGTTAGTTACAGTAGTGGAGGAATCTCCATCACCTAACGTAAAATATCCTAATGTTTGAGACTCAACTAATCTTAGTTCATTCACTAATTGATTAACTAGAGGAACAGTTGTTCCATATTTAAGTTTAAGAATGTCTGATGTATAAGATTCAGCAATCAACATGTTCTTAAGATCTGAACTCACCGTTGAATATTGTCGGTTTGGCATTGAATCCATTGAGTAGATCGTGTTTAAGAATAATAACTCTGATCTGTTTTCAACAAGATAAGTCTGAACTTTTTCTACCTGTTTTTTAATAGCAGTATCGTACTTATGATTAGAAAAGAATTGGATAAACCCTTCACATAATGCAAAATCAGGAGTCCCGTTATTCAAATAAGATTCAAAAACATCTACTTGTCCTTTAATGATAGGATTTACACCAGATTTAGATTTCTTAATTGCGTATAACTTTTCAGAAAGATTTACTTTTTTTGCAATCAACTCAGTCTTAGACTCAGAAGTAGTTTCAATCTTATTGAATTGTTCTAAAAGTGCATTTAAGTGTTTGCTTTTAACAGTAGCATTGATTGAAGCAATACCTCCCTTTAAATCTTTATAGATTGATGGAGCAGATTCACCTAAAGAAATAGATTTATCTATTGACTCAGTTAAAATTTTTACGAGCGGTTCTGATTTAAGAACAGAGTTTGTCTTAAGTTCAGTTAATATTTTGTCTACGAAGCCTTTCATTTCGTGTCTTATTATTTTTTTTTATTTATCTCAATAAATCGCTAATTATTTATTATTAGGATTTATATGTGATTACTTAGTTGAGTTCTTAGTGTTGGTTCCGCTCGTACGTATTGATTTTGATCCGGCTACACCGAACCTATTCACGATTGGAGCTTCACCCGTATTTTTAACGTTTGACGTTAATTCAATCTTATTTGCTAGATCTAATTTAGTGATGCGAGACATTCTATCTTTAATTCCAGTGAGTATTTTACCAATGTCCTTTTTAGAAGCAGCATCTGCTTTAGCTTGAGCAATGGCAGCATCAACATCGGCTTGAGCACTAGGTTTTCTCCATTCACCAGTATACATTAGGGTCTCACGACCATCTTGTGAAACAGATACTAAATATACTGTTTTATTTGATGAACCTGATATTGCTTCACTATCTTTTTTAGCAACGTTAAATGTAATTTGACCAGTAGATAAATTTTCTTGACCTGAGTCATTCACATTATCGATAGGTATCTTACCAGTAGAGGTCTCAAAAACTAATCGGTATTTTGCAGCATTTATGTTTAGGTCTAATGGGACAAGTGGATTATCTTCATTGGCTAGAGTAGTTTCAGTAAATACTTTCAATTTAAGAACGTTGTCAAACGGCGAAAGGATAAATCTAAGTTTTCCTGGTCCAAATATAACCTCTTCTGATGAATCGGTTGACTGTACCATTGAGTTAACGTTTGATATTGAAATGTTATTGTTATTGAAAAAGATAGGGATAAATTCAGTACGAACTACCTCAGTTATTTGAGAAGGCGCGTTTGGTGTAAGCACTGCCTGTTTTCCAACTGGCGTAGGCTCAATAAATAAGGAAGTTGCCTCAAAATTATTTTTAAATATTTTATTGTATATTTTTTGAGATTGGGGCTTGTCTAATAGTGGAATGTTTATTAAAGATCGACCATATTTTTTTGGAGAAACTAGGTTAAATGATGCTTCTCTAATTATTTGCTCTCCATTTCGACGATTAGTTAACCGTGCAATATAGTCAACTGACATGCTTATTGCTTCGTGTGCATATTTAAGAACGGGTCTAAATACGTTGGGCTCATCATATGAGTCCTCTTGGAAAAAAACAAATCTTGAAGTATTAATAAATGCGGATCCTACCTGCTCGAAAACACTTAACTGGTGTACAATGATCCAGTCATCTACTGGGTTTCGTCTATTTAAAATAGATAGTAATTCTCCTGGAAAGGCTGAATTAAAGGTTAAGTAGAATTCTAAATAATCGCCTACTAGCGATTCATTGACGTATGCTCCAACATTGTCAAATTCATTGGTTTGTGAAACAGTTGCAGTATACGCTTCAGAGACCTCATACGAATCATACGTAATTAAAGTATTTGTATAAATGGGTTTCTTTGTTCCACATTCAAGTAAACTTAGAGTTATTGGATTATTATAGATAAAACCAACGGATCCACTGGTACTTGGAGTAATTGCAGCAACGAAAGTATTTGCTGGAACCGGCGATGTAACAAACTCTTCATTAATATTTTTAATGGAAGGTATATAGATATCGACGTATCTATCGTATACAGCATTTGATAAGAATAGCGGCTTAGGGTTAAATATTATTAACTGTGAGATTGTTTCCGGTGCAAGTAATATGTTCGCAAAGATGTTAGTTATTCCATTACTCTCAGTATTTGTAATCGATAAGATTAACGCTTTAAAATTATCAAATTCAAAACCTGAAACAAAGTGAAATCTCACCTTATCCATAACAACGTTATATCCAGACAAGGTAGAAGAAGTCAATTGGGAATTATAGGAAAGATAATTAGGTACCTTTTCACTATCTAAATAGGCATAGCTATTGTTTCCAATAGGCACGACAGTTAGATCCTGAATATTCTTTAAAGTATTATATGAAGCATCAGTATTAAATATTTGATGTCCACCAGTAATTGCGTTTTCTACAAAGGTAAAGTCCTCAGTGTAAAAATTAAGAGAATTTAATTGTTCAAACTGATATTCAACAATACAGTAAGAAGATAAATTTATGAATCTGCTTTGTGTCATTACTTACTTTTTCTTTTAAATGTTTTGATCTTATATGTATATCCTATGCTTACTTGATTTAGAGTATTTGCGCCCAATACTAAATTATGTTTATCGAATAAGTTTAAACCAAAATTTATTCCTACTCCATGCCCAGTAGCATTCATATTATATGCATACGATCCTCCAAGTAACCATTGCAGGTTCTTAGGTTTAACTTGTGCGTATTCTTCTGGCGGAAGACTCTTAATCGATAATGAGTCTACCTTTAACCATTCTGGTCCAACAATTCGACTTTTCCAAAGACCTCGAGTATCTTCAGTTAAGATAATTTGAATTGGAAGTTTACCAAATGAGAACGTTCCTTTATATGCAGCTGTGTTTTTATTGACCCATCCATCCCAATACACAAAGGGATCCTTTTCGTCTGGGTATTTTAGAGAAAGATTTAATCGATTCGTGTCGACTGGATCAGTCACCGCGAATCCCTCTACAATTTTTTGATCAAGCGTTATTATTGAACTTGTTATGCTTAATAGTCTCTCATCCTGTTTCTTAATTGTTCGATAAAGATCCTTATTTGATTCCTTTAATTCTTTCATAAGATCTCCTTGACTCGCATAATAATCAACGAGTTTTGCGTATCTTCCATTTGCCTCCTTAGTAAGTTTATCGGATGCGATTATTGATTTTTTAAGTTCATCTATTTCACGGTCAGCACCCTTTTGAATTTGACAATTTTTAAACGTTAGTAATACGATAACACTCACTAAGATTGCTCCAATTATTCGATATACTAAATCTTTATTCATACTGTTTAATTATTTCAAGGATATCGGTTGGGCTTAATTGTGTTCCTAGCATATTCTCTAGTTTATTTATTACGCTTTTTTCCTGTTCTCGAGTAGTATGAAGTATCTCACTAATTGTTTTTCTTTCTTCTTCTAATCGAGCAGCCTCACTCTCTATTCTTTTAAAGTGTGTGTCTATCGCAGAATAGGTCGAATATAGACTGTATAGCTGATCTTTTAATGTTTTTTCCATATTATGCATCTTTTATTGTTACTTCAATTCCACTTAGTATTGTCCTCTCTAATCTAGATATTGCTTGAGTAACCTGTAACATATCAACATACGTCCCGCCGGTTTTAGAAGCATCCATTGATTTAGACTCCGATGTATTCTTAGGAGCAGTATTTGATGAGACTGCTGAATTTGACGTATTTGAAGAAGTATTAGTATTTGTGTTAGTCTTTATCACATTACTTGCATCGGTCGCATTTGAAGAATTACTTTGGGAACTTGATACAGAAGGAGCAACTTGTAAAACAGTCGGTTTTTTCTGTTCAATATTTATATTTGACTGATTTTCGGAACTTACGTTTGAAGAGGTAGAGGTTTGACCAAGATCAGTAGACGTATTTAAAAGCTGATTATTAGTCTGTGAATTAACGGCCGACTCATTATTGGTATTAGTATTTGTAGTAGGTGAACTTGAATTAATATTTTTTTGAGAATTAATTGAAGTATTTTTAAAAGACTTGGCTATCTCTTCTACTCGCGATTCAACGTTTGCGCCAGTAGCACCAAAAAATCCACCAGCAGCGTCTCTAAGTTCGCTAATTGACGCAAGATTTAATGCTGAACCTGCCTTTTTTGCTAAGTTACCGACCGCTGATAAGAAACCGCCTTTTTCTTTCTTTTCCGTATTAATACTTGAAGACTCACTAGTTTTTTCAACACTTTCCTTTTGTTTTAGTATCGTCTTATTTTTTCCAGATTTACTATTTAATATATTACCTGAGTTATTAGTAATATTCTGAGTATTAGTAGAGGAAGTATTAGTAGAGGAAGTTGATGCTGCTTGTTCAGGCTGCTTATTTTCAAGATTAATATTTACAGACTGAGCTGGATTAGCTGGCAAGATATTCTCAGTTTGAAGTTCACTAGTTTTTGATGTTATTGAACCGTCTGCACTAGTAACAACGGTCGGTTCAATCTTAACTGATGTCTTTTCATTAATTGCGCCATCCGACTTGTTTGAAGTCACAGGCTTAGCAGAAGTAGAGACAGTCGAAGTCTTTTCGTTTATTGCTCCTTCCGATTTAATGGAAGTATTTGAAGCAGATTGTGTAGAAACCAGTGGTTTAGTTTCGTTTATTGTCCCACTGGAAGAAGCTTGCTTTGTAGAAACAGGTTCAGTTGATGCAGGTTTAGCAACTGCCGGTTTTTCTATAAACATATCCCTAAATGCCGCTTGCACTAATCCATCTGCTCCAAATGAATTTAGAGCTAGGCCAAGACCGCATTCCATTTTTAGCTTGTCTACAAATAAATCAGCTGGTGATTCATCTAATAATTTCTTGGCAGTTTGGCTTTTTTTACTATCAGATGACGATAATACTGCATAGAATTTTTGATAGGCTTCGCGTATTTCTTTTTCAGGATCAAGAGTATTATAGTAATTTGTTACTTCATCCCTTTTAGCTAAACCTACCTGGCTATCCTGTAGCCTTTGCCATAGTCCAGGACTTATGAGTTCAGCTGCTTCCTTAACAAACCTAATCGTTTCATCATCAATTGTACTTAGATCATCGACTAATGGACCTTCCTCTGAGTATATTGAAAGAAGCTGTGCAATCGCTAGCTGGTTGCCCTTATATTTTTTTTTGTTTTTACGTGCATCGGCAATCTCACCCGTTGGATACGGATGAGCGTTAGCATAGTCAAGAAGCTTTTTTATCTTCTTTTGAATCCCTAAGTTGGCCTCTTTTACGTATAGTGCAACACTCAATTCTTAGAATTTTTTATTATTTATTTAAAGTCTTAAGTTATCCGGTAGATTGACTTTTAATGGCTGATTGTTGCTCATTAAATTAGTGAATACATCATCCGGATTATTCTTTTGCTCTATCTCATCATTAATAATGTTTAAGAGTAGAGAATATTCCATGTATTCTAGATCGTATAGTGTATCAAACGATTGGTTAAGCTTCACCGCCAAGTCTTTATTAAGCTTAAATAAGTTCATCAAGTCCAGCTGAAATAATGAAAATATCTTTGACAGTGAAGCTTCCTTCCAAAAAAATGTGGCTCTCCGTGGTATTTTTACACTTTTCACAAATGCTTAATACTTTATTTAAACTTGCCTCCTTTAATTGTTTAGTAAACTTATGGATAAAGATGAATTTATTATCTGGCCAAGCGTTCGAACTAAATTTTAAGTCAGTAAGGGAAGAATTAGAAACGGTTCGCCAGTCTTTAATTAAGTACGGCCCAAATTCATAGAATGATTCATCTATTTCTACACCTTTATTAATATCCTCTTGTTGTTTTAGTCTAAACTTGTTTTCAACACCGATTGTTGGTAAATAGAGATAGAAAATCTCATTAAGTTTCTCAGAAACTATTTTAAAGCATCGATCTTCTTCCGAATACCATTTCATTAAATCACTAGGATATTGAAATCCTCGTAAATTATTACTTAATACTTGGGTTCTATTTATGTAGCCGTCGTTCTCGCACTTAATGTTTGCCCAGAGCTTATTTTCCTGATTTGGAAACGTAAGTTCATATACTCTAAACAGAATATGATAACGGTCTATCTCTAAAAAGTCATTAAAATTTAGTGGTCTTCCACCAGCAACCTTAAGTTTAGTACAGGCATTTAGGACAAAATTTATTTTTTCCCTAACATCTAATGGGTCATTTTCATTTATCGTAGACCAATGGCGAATTTCTCTAGTTTTAGCTGATCTTAATAAGAGTTCAGCTCCTTCAGGGTAGAATAATCCTTGAGAAGGCAATGATCGTAAGTCTAATAGCTTCCAAGAAGACTCAGAGGCTGCCGATAATTCCGGCGATTCCGTATATCCTCCGATTTGACCAAGACTTTTTTGTACAGGTTCCTCAATCGTCTCCTCGACTTTAATTGTATTTACTCCATGTAATTTATCTTGTTCTTCTAGAAAACGTGCTGCTTCTTCATCGTTAATTCCAGGTGATTGCATATAAAATAGTTTTTTATTTTATATACAAAAAACAGTCAATGGTTCTGATGAATCGAAGTTTGCTTAAGAATTAATGAATTGAGCAAAACTTAATGCTTTAGATGAAGCACTTTCATAAATTCTCTCAATTGAGTCTGCATAGATTTCAGTAGACTCGAGAGTAGACGGGTTTTTTACCCATACTCTAATGGTACCGGTTAAGTAGTTTGGAACAATTTTGTGCAACTTACCGACAATCACTCGTCCATTTTCTGAATTAATGTGTGAGTTAACAATCGTCCCTCTAACCCTATCTCCAGGTTTATAATAGAATCTTAGCTTACTTATTGCAAGGTCGAATGGAGATAGTCCAGGATCGCCCTTGACTGACATGTCAGTCAGCGGAGTCTGTTTTATAGATACTCCTGGAGTAAACTGACTTCGACCAGTAGTAAAATTAAAATCGCCCTTCGTTCCATAAAAAGGCAAGCCTCTTGCAAAATCTTTGGAAGGCATTGCTGCACCGTTATGAAACTCGTCTAGTCTTTCCATTAGAATACAGTAGGTATCGTTTTTCTTTTATATCCAATCACTGTGTAGTTACCTTCCTCATCTACTTCTACTCCAGCGGAGTCACAAAAGATAAATTTCTTTACATATATGTCTAGGATTGGTCTCCAAGTTTGAAGGTATGCGATTGGATATAGAGGAGCGTTAGCATCATCGTTATCTAATCCCCAAATCTTAACATGTGACGCAGTATCAATAGAAGAGGTATCTGCAAATTCAACTCTAAAGATTGGACCCTTTGCATTTCCATAAGCAGCAAGCTCGCCAATTTGATAATAACCTAATGAGGTTGGTACATTACTAGGTAGTCTTCTATCAGTTCTAATAAAAGTAGGCTCGTAGTTTATACCAGCATTAATTTCAATTATTTCAGTCGCATAATTAGTCATTTCTTTAAAGTTTTTTATAGAGCGTTTCCGAATAAAATTAATGCAGATATTCTAATTGGATAATCTACATTAGGATTAGTTATCTCTATTTTATTTATTATTTGAGATGGATCGTTTGATTTAGGATTAGTAAAGATCGAAAAGAAATTATATAATGGATAATCAGTAGATGTTCCATCATATGTTTCGATAGTTAATATTACATTTTTATCTGAGATTAGTATTTCCTCTGAATTTAGGTCATTTGTCGGATATGTAATCTTTAATAAGATTCCCCTAGCGTACGCTTTGCCGCTTTCTAAGATAACTAATGGAACTGGTAACTGATTATCAAATAGAGTAGTAGTTCCTCCATCTTCTTGAACAGTTATTCCAACACATGAATAACCATCAGTAGGAAAAGCAAAGTCCTTTAGGCAAAAATCTTCAGTAATATCTTTACCGTCAACTATACCAAAACACTTATTATCAAATAATTGAAGCACCGGCTGGTTTTCATAACCTCCACAGCAATCGCATATTTCATTTAAGTTCGGCACCATCAGCTAAAATTTTTTATTATTTATTTTACTGACGTCTTAATTTATTGCTATTTACATTTGGGAGCCTAGTTAAAGATGCATCAGGTTTTACGTTAGTTAACTCTGATTTATTTGAATCAGGCTTTGAACTTTCTACAAATACTACTGACTCTTCAATTGAAGGAAGTTCATCATTTTCTTCTAATCGATATTTAGAATTGGCAAGTGCCGAAGGCTCATCAACAAGATCCTCTTCAGTAGGAATAGGTAACTTACCTTCTTCTTTCAGTTCTTTGACCCTTTCCCAAACTCGATCGGCATCTTTTTGTAAATCAGATTTTTCATATTCCTCAATAGGTTCTTTAGAATCTTCGATGTTATCCTGTTCTGAATATATTTTTGGCTTCTCTATGTCTTGGTCTCCATATTTAATAAAGAAGTGTAGACAGGTTAGTGAGATTATTGGGAGCAGGCCTCCTTCTAAAACTGCAAGAAGCCTACGTTGAGAGACTAAGTCTGTCGTATCGCTAAATGAATCAAAAAGAGGTAGAGTCAGCTCTGCCCAATCTTTAAATTCTTTGGAGGTAACATCGATTTCGGTGTAACTAAAATAGATATTTCCTATGAATTGAATTAGGGTCACGATTATGAATACTAACCACACTGAAAAACCTTTTACCTTGACTGATGCTGCAGCAATTGAAGATAGTGCAGCTACTTCAACAGCAATCGATAAGTATATTGCCCAACTTATTGGGTTGCCTAGATCATACCAGCTAACTACGTGAGAGATTGAGATGATTGCAACTGAGAGAATAGGTATAAGAAAGGCAGCCCTTATTATTGACTCCTTATTTTGGTTTATCCACTTAATCATTGTGTCTTAATTATTTTTCTAAAGAATCGATCTCGTTATCGATCACAGACTGACGAGTTACGTCAAGTAATTTACGATCAGTTGATTGGATCATTCTTTTTTCAGATTTTAGACCCTCTATCTTTAATTCTTTACGAGTAATTGTAATTGACTCTAAGGAATCTATTTTTTGAGAAAGGGTATCAATTTTCTTGTTTAGTGATTTAGTAGGATTTCCACAAGTATTAAAGAAAATAAGGATTATTAAACATATTACTATTTTAGGATAGTGATTTGTTATAAATGTGTTTAATTTTTTCATGAGATTTATTTTTTTTATTTATTAATTTATTAAAGGATCAAGAGGATGCTCGAAACTATTACAAGAGCAAGTGCTGAGAAATATGATATTGAATATACTAAGTCAGACCTTTTATATTTTTTAAAATCATAGCCAATCTGGAGAATATATCCATAAAAATCATCGCTTTGGACTCTTTCATAATCTACTTTAATTGAATCAAGTATACCTTCTTTAGTAAGAAAATCATTATACTTGTTCATTTTTTCTGAAATTAATCGAAGCTCAACAGATTCCTTTGAAGTTTCAGAATAGAGCAAGAGCTCTGGATTTAGGTCAAGTCCAATATACATGTTTGAACCATAGTCTACCTTTAACCCTATTTCAGCGAGACGACCTGTCTCATTTAATTCAATGATAATTTTCTTGAATATGCGATATTTTGACAACTCTTCAAGATTTACTTTGAGTTTTTGATAGACTTTTACTGGAGAAATATAATCTAGTATCATAATATTAATTTTATTTTTTCTTCAAATTGGGGATTCTTTTTTAGAACTAGATATTTAATATCAGATCTAATTTTACGAAGTTTAGTTTTTACCGTGTTTTCATTGATTTCATAGTCAATGGCTATCTGTTTTACCTTTTTGTTTTTGATCATTTTATCGATTGCAATATTTTTTAATAGTGGATCCTCAATTAATAATATTTCATCGACTGTCGTTTGATAAATGTCATCAATGTCTGTAAATCCAACTGACTCTTCAAGTAAATCATCAGGTCGATCAATCTTTGAGTACATGGTATCGATATCATAGTGTGAATTTTTCTTTAATTGATGTAGATAAAATAGAGTCTCATTACGGGCAATCGTATAGATCCAGGTAGTAAATCGACCTTTTTCAAAATCAAATTGTGCAATGTTCTTAAAGATTTTCTTTAGGGTAAACTGTAAAGCCTCCTCAGTATCTACTTCATTTTTACAAAATTTCCAGATATAATATTTAAGCTTGGGATAAATTAATTGGGCGAGCTCATTTTTTTCTCGTTCTGTGTTTTGATGGTCAAGAAGTTTTTCTGATATTTCCTGAATTCTCTCATTGATTTTTGCGTTAGTTGATTCATATCCCATACTTTTTATGCCTCCATAATATTATTTTTTTTAAGCGCTGTAATTATTTTTACACAGTCAGCGCACTTTTCGTATTCTTCACACGATTCATAGAAAGAGATAGCTCCTTCTAGACCACTTATGAATTTGTCCCTAGATAAATTGATAGTATAATCAGATTCATTTATTGAAATTTTTATCACAGTAACTTCAGAATGATTCTCATCTAAGTAGTGATTTTTAATTGAATATAAGAGATTATCATAGATCTCTATTTTATGACGATTAAATACATCATCAAGTCCAATGTCGCCTTGAAATTTAAGAACCTTCATAATTTTAGTTTTTTTTACATAGTACCTTCTATACTATAATACTAAAAATAGTTTAGCTTTTAAAAAATTTATCTTTAATTTTTTTCATTTGTTCTAGTGATTGAATATCAAATACAT